GCAAGAACTTAGTATGGTTTCCCATACAAGGTTTTTGTGCTATTTTCCAATTGGAAAGTAGATCTAACACACAAGACTTGCTAATCAATTCAACATTTGGATTGTTGGTTGATTGGTTTGTACATTGAGCGTTGGATAATGTCCCTCTGAACTTAGGCGCAAGCCTTTGTTATATACCTGCTCTCGCAGGCAACCATCCCCGGCGTAACCTATTACGGAAACGCTTTGGAGAACTCTGAAGATTTCGCTTATCAGGAACAGTGGCATGACGAACTTGCCGCGGGTCCTGAGGTACATTTCTTTCTTGTACCTGGTCTAAAGGATCGATATTACATCGAGCCTCTAGGCTTATCAGCGATTTCAAAAGAGCAGCACGGCCATCTAATGGATCATCGGAACGAGTCCCTTTGACTATTAGAGTTCGGAAAACGAACTGTTGTAGCTTCCCATCCCACTTATGTGCGATGTTAGTATCAACACGGCTATGCCAACCCAGACCACCAGAGTATTTCGAACATAACGGTAAAGGACCAACAAGATCCTCGACCATATGTCGAACACTATTGGAGCTCTCATAAAGACATCTATCCCAAAGTCTATTTGAGACAGATACTAAATGAGGAACAAGGTCTGACTTGCTCTGTAGGAGACCTGGCAGATACTGAACATAGAGGGGACTAACGTCTCGTCCATGGAAAGCATCAACCCCACAGGATTCTCGGAAGAACCCTGTGGAGAACGACTTTTTATGATTGATCTTCAAACCGTAAAAAGTTAACCAGGTGTCTAAACTGGCGACGTACTGCGTGGGTATGGTAATGTCATCACCAAACACACGAAGTAATCGGCTGGCACGCTTAACATTCTTGTATGATGGCCTAAGCTTATCATACGACAAAATACTACAGATCGCTAGTACAGCGAATGTAATACTTTGTACAGGGAATGTTGTCGCGTTACCCATTCCGGCAAACTTGAGCATCTCATGTTCAGATTCATCAATCTTAACGCGAGATGACCGACTACGTTTTAGACTGTCCAAAAAGACAGTCTTACTAGCAAAGATTTTCTCCACTAAAAGTAGAGATAGTCTATCACTAGCGGATGACAAATCCACCGTAGCGATTTTTCCGGTCCGGGAACCTTCAAGACAAGAGACTTGGTTTCTTTCTTGAGAGGTAAGAGCTAAGCAACCACGTAATACTGAACAGCGGTCAATTGCTGACCTAAGCACAGTATTTAAACCTTGTTGAAAAAACTGTTTCAACACAGGTTCCATGGTTATTGTCCTTCGAGCGGTTGAGCTCTTAGGAACAGAAACAAGCTTAGCAATGCCAGTCGGGGTATCGCAGGGATCACCTGATGATTTGGTTAGCATTCTAGATGAATGCCCGTCATCGATAGATTCATAAATGAATGTATCGAAACCAAAATCTTCAGCGTCTCGGAAATGTTTTACTAGATCCGAGAGTACTCCTCGCCACTTCTGGTTCGGAGAGTGAGACTCAGCGACACTACCGGGTCCGTGTTTCGCTTGGATAGTCCGAGGGTCAAATAAATTCAGCCCTAGAAGTATCATTCGCGAAACCGGCACGATATAATGATCCATCTCTGTTGATGAGATATCAATAGAAAGTTCATTATCACATGCCATGAACTCACTCACAGCTTTCTTGTGAAGGATTTCTTCACGAGAATCGCTATAAGTGAGTTTCTTGAACATCAATGTTATCTCTCTGTATAACTTTACAGAGCGGATGCAAGGATTGTCAAGAATCGTACCCGTTTGGATATCGAAAACAGCACAGAGCAAACCCGATAAGAATTTCGGGAGAGCTCCCTTCGTGGAAAAACCACTAGGGCAGGTGTACTTACCGTCGGCGAGACCTCTATCGAGGGCTTTACCTAAGGTAGGAAGGGCTACGGTTATGAAGCCGTATCCTTCGTTTTCGAAACGTACCTTGATAGTATGAAGATCTCTATCAAGGCCTTTGACGCCAGGCTCGAGTCTTTTCACATCGTGAAGAAGACTAGAGAGGAGTACTACTGGACTTTTCATGTTGCCTCCATGAGGTCGACATTCCAGTCCATGTTAACGCCTATCTAGATCAGCTTTTCGAGCAAAGAGATCATAACTGGTATCTTCGAAGTCACCGATTCTGGGACAAAAAGTCCTAGGATTGAGACCGTGAGAGCCACGTACGAAACCCAAGAGGGTTTAGTGCGCGACCTACTCACGACTCAAAATTGATGATCTTCGGGACGCCAGCGTCAGCGTCGTCGATCGTGTTGATAAGCGCGACATAAAGGTTCGACAAATCTTCATTTGTGAACCCGAATGCCGGCTTCGAAAAGGAGATGGAAACCGACGCAGATTGCGGGGTTACCAGAGCATTATACGGGTTAGTAGCGTCGACGGTCTTCGTGATTTTCACGTAGTGCCGATCACCGTTCTTTCCCGTAGAGTGATTGATGACGAGGCCATAAAGGCCAGCGGCATCTCTCCGTTCCGAACCGTATCCATCAGTCCTGATCAAATCAAAGTTCAGGGCAGGATGGTATATGGTCGACGCGACAGCAATAGGATCGTTAAGCATGGAGACTCCTTAGTTGGTTTGTACGCATCACTGCGTTCAGGTTAGCTATAGGAACTTCGTGAGAAGAGCCCATAGGATCTTTTTCTGTGTTTCGGTAAGTAAACCTTGCTTATCTAGCACAGACTTAACTCCAAATAGGTCGTCAACTGAAAATCTTGTACGATATTTCAGCCTCCCACCAGTTCGATATGGTATGTCTACCGGTTCGGACCGTTCGTGGGAAATTTCGCCTTCAGTATCACTGGAGACGGAAGTGACGACTCTATATATCCTAATATTACCTACCTGGTTATAGTTATGGTCAAGAAGGACCGTAACAAAACCATAGTTGATGATATCCTTGTCCCGGGCGATAGTCTCCAATAAGGAGATATATTTTCCGAGACCAGTATACCAATCACTTAACCATGTCCAAGGCAGAAGATTATACAAATCTGCAATGGTAGGGTTAAGACCGATTAATTCTCTGTATCTCGATTGAGAGAATTTCGGTACAGCCAGTTCTGGAAATGAGATCGTTGAGTTTACAACGCAACGAAGCTCGAGGATAGGATTAAAATCAATCTTCTCGTCGAACGGCTCATATTCACAGAAATGGGGTATCATGTAGGTATAGGACGGCATAAGCTGACCCATTTGCGAAGGTTTTTTATAAACCTTCGTGAATCTTTGCGAAACTCTCTTCTTGTCTTTTCTTAAAAGGAAGTTAACCTTTTTTGAATAACTTTCCGGGAGTTTCATAAGAGACTCAATACTCTTTTGAATAGACTGCTGACCAAACAAGTACGCGAGATAAGCATCACCAGATAGCTTATCTATCGTAACGAGTGCGGTCTTAGGGTCTTTCGCAAGAGTACGTAGGTACTTATAGAAACGATCAAACTGCAAAAACAATTTAGGGAGCTCACGGAGTTCCCCAAGTTGATATGCGGCATCGAACATTCTACGATTAGACAAACATTTCGGCAGGTAATCATCAAGATTATCTGTGGCGAACTGTTTAACTTGATCGTGAAGTTGTTCGAGACCAGAATCGTTTCCAAAGTTACCAACGATGGGCACGATTGGACCGTTACGGAAGGCGAATGTTGTCACAGCTTCTGTTCTATCAACCGCTAAAGGATGAAGAGCAGTTCTGTGATGAACACTCGTTCTGTAACAGGTTATAGGTTCACCAGGCGGAGTATTATGAGTAGTATCGGAAGCTTTAGAAGCTTCCATCTCATTGTACTTACAACCAGGTGCTCGAAGACTATCTGTCGAGTCTTCGAAGAATGTAGTTGAAGTGGAAATATTAGGATGTAACGTTTCCGTTATATCTTCATAAACCTCTTCAAAGAGAAATTCGGGAACAATAGAGATCCCGATATCATCAACTTCGACATAGTTGCGATAGTAACGAATAGTCCTATTTCCGGAATAACCGGACTCATAGGATTTCTTGTCACGAACGCGACGACGTCGAGCTACATCCACTAATTGACCACCCTCTCGGAATCGTTTTGCAGGATCTAAAGCAAGAGCGATAGATCCCATCAATTCGGGTCCAAAGAGGTTCATCAATAAGTGTACCTCCCAATCGTTAGACAGGTTCCAGAGTTCTTTTGCCGTGATCGTATATGAGTCCTTAAGACTCTTTCGAGCATTGGTCCCGACAGGGGCCGATGATCTACTAGCCTTAAACAAAGCGTTTGTACGTCTTTGTTCAACGGTAGGATACGATTGTGGCACTGGAATAGCCTTTCTGGAGTCAAAGGAAGGTGATTAACGAGGCTCACGCCTCGAGGAGGGTCTTACGACC